CCGCCACGAGTACCTTGGAGAGCCTGTGGGTTTGGGAACCGAGGTCTTTGACCGTATTGAGTTTCGAACTATCACGGACAAGGAAATCTCGACGTTTGACAATTTCAGGGTTGGTCAGGACTTTGGCTGGTATCCAGACCCATGGGCGGCAACCATGAGCGAGTGGCAACCTGCGAAGCGAACCCTGCTTACGTTCAAGGAGGACGGCGGCAACAAGCTGCACGCGGGAGAACAGGCGAAGCGCCTGAAGCAGTTCCTGAATGTAAACGGTAGCTACGTCGGCGTTCCTGTTTGGTCTGACGATGCAAACCCGGATACGATCGCTGCGCAGTACGGCGCGGGGGTCAATGCAAGGCCAGCGGGCAAGGGCGGCATGAGAGACGCGTCTTACCGTCTGTTGCAATCCATCACGTGGGTTATCGACCCAGTGCGCTGCCCCCATCTTGCAAAAGAGGTGAGGGAGATGCAGTACGAGGTGAACCGCGACGGCGAGGTGCTGAACGTTATCCCAGATGGAAATGATCACTGGGTCGATGCAACGCGATACGCCATGATGCGCGACGTTAAGCGTCCGAGGAACAATTACCGCGTGACCGGCGAATGAAAATCTAGCCACTAAACCGCTATGAAAGGGGCTGCTGGTGGCAGACGAAATTCGCTATACCGTTCCGGAGCATATCAAGAAGTATCTTCAGGGCGAGGGATATGAGTTCGCATGGAGCGCTATGGAAAGCTATATCGACGCATGGAACACCATGTACCGATGCGACGGCAGCTTCTGGAACTACAGGGAGACGGACAGCGACCATCGCACGTACGAGATTCACAGGCGCACCGTTAAGCCCGCGAAGCGCGTGTCTAAGGAATGGGCAAGCCTTATCCTTGACGAAGAGACCACTGTTAACTGTAAGCAGGAGCAGTGCAACGAATGGGTTGCCGATTGGATCCAGACCACAGGCTTCAAGGCGAAGGGTCAGGAACTTATCAGCAAGGCTTTCGCGCTTGGCACGGGAGCGTGGGCGTTGTGGGTGAACCCTACCACTGGCGATATGAAGGCGCGTTGCTACGATGCTCGTATGGTTCTGCCGCTCACGTGGGACGATGACGGCGTTACGGAGTGCGTGTTCGCCAGCATGACAACCGTAGGCCGAAAGCGTTTTGATCAATTGCAGCTGCATGTGGTTGGCGATGACGGCAAGTACGTTATCCGTACCGTCATGTTCGCTGCCGACAAGGACGGCAAGAAGGCGATTGTTTCCGAAGAGGAAATGACCGCCATGGGCATCGAGCCGGAGTTCCACACTGAAAGCGAGGTGCCGTACTTCGCTATCGTGAAGCCGGGCATTGCGAACACGTGCGTTGAATTCAGCCCCTACGGCGAAAGCGTTTATGCGGACGCTATCGACGTGCTGAAGAGCGTGGACAGCTGCTACGACACGGTTATGAACGAAGTCGATCTGGGCAAGCTGCGCCTGTTCCTGTCCGACATGCTTTTCGAGGTGGACAGCGACGGCAAGGGAAACAAGCGTGCGATTCCGTTCGGCAAGTCCGACGCGCTCATGTTCCGAAAGGTCGCTTCGAACAATGACGATATTCACGAGTATTCCCCGACTTTGCGTACGGAGCAGCAGGTGAAGGCTTATCGCCTTGCGCTCATGACCATGGGCGATAACTGCGGCTTTGGCCTGAAATACTTCGACATTGACGAAGCTGGTGGAATCAAGACCGCGCACGAGGTATCGAGCGACAACTCCGCGCTGATGCGCAACATCAAGAAGCACGAGAACGCGCTGGAAAAGTCCATCTGCACGATCATTCGAGCCGCGCTGCATTGCGCACGCACGCACCTCAACATCAAGCTGCCTGACGAAGAGGGCATTACGGTGCAGTTCGATGATTCGATCATCGTGGACACCGCTGCGGAAAAGGCAGCGGATCTTGCAGAGGTGGGCATCACCATGGCGGCGTGGGAGTACCGCGTCAAGTGGTACGGCGAGGATGAGGAAACCGCGCGAAAGATGGCTGCGGAGATCACCGGCACCGAGATTGAATTCGCCGAGTAATGCTCAAAGACGAAGAGAACGCATACGAACGCGCAGGAGCCGCCGCGCACAGCATGGAAATGGACATGCTGAAGGCTGTGGCGGCTTCTGTGGCGGCTGTAGGGGATTACAGCACCGCGAGTGCGGCTGATGGAATACAAGCCCTTACACGCCGTCTGAACGCCTTGGCTTTGAAGCACCAGAAGCAGCTGGAACAGGGCGCGTACGACGATCTTCTGGCGATGCTGACCGAGAACGACGAAAGCGAGAGGGCATATGCGTCCGAGCGACCACGCTAGACAGGCCTACGACAACGCATACGAGGAACTGAAGGCGGGTGTGCAAGCCATGGTGGCAAGCGCACGCGCCCTTTATGTCTCCGTGCTTTCTGCGGCGGGTCAGCGACAGGCAACCGTGGGACACAGGCAAGCGATGGTCGAAGCGTTGCAGAAGCTTGGCGAAGAGGGCTTGGCGTGGAACGTCACCGCGAACGGGGCGAAGGTTCCCGTGGACGTTGGCGTGCGTATGACCCTGCGCACTCACGGACTTGCGCAGCAGATGGATCAAACAAGGGAGATCGCGCAGAACGCCGGCCTTGACTTGGTGGAGGTGAACACCACCGCGAAGTGCCGCGAGAGCCATGCAGATTGGCAGGGCGGTCACTACTCGCTTTCTGGACGCAATCCGAAGTACCAGAAGTTCGACACGGCATGTCGCGTTGGCGATATGGTCAACGGTATCGGCGGCTACAACTGCGGTCACCACTTCGCTATATGGAGAGAGGGAGAGCCGAACAGGTACAGCGACCCGCTTGATGGTACCGGCTATACAAACGAGCAGGTCAGGAAGCTAAACAACCGCCAAAGGTACCTAGAGCGGTCAATCCGCGCGGAAAAGCGCAAGGCCGAACTGCTTGAAGCAACGGGCGAGACTGAAGCGGCTGGAATCGCAAGGGCGAAGATCAGGCAGCGTCAGGCGCAGCTGCGCAAGCTGGTAGGCGAGAACAGCAAGGTTCTGTACAGGCAGCGTTGGCGTGAAGCCGTGTACCGCACTGATAACGTTGTGAAGATCAAGCTGAACCCCGTGCAGAAGATCGTGCAGACCGTTGCAAAAGGGATTAATACGGGTGCTGAAGTCTATAAGACGATCACACAGAATCAGGTCGCTGCTATTGCGGATCGCGTGAGCAAGGCACTGAACCGTGGCGGTGTGCATGAGAAAGTCGCGCAAATGTACTTGAAGTACGAAGGCGAAATGAGCCTGACGAAAAAGGCAAAGGGCGCAGGATTCTACAGACCGTCTGACAGAACCGTATACATGGACGTTGATGCTGACGAAAGGGGCAGAGGATCTGAAGCGTTTAACACGTGGTTCCATGAATTCGGTCACCTTATCGACCACCGCTCCACTGGTTATGCATCATGGAGATATGCCTCGCGGCCTAAGTCTCACACTAGTTTCGCAAACGGTTTCGGAGACGTGATTCATGGCGAGATCAATGAGCATGTAACCGCTATTCAAAAGGAAACGAAGGCCAAGTACGCGGAAATGTTCAAGAACAAGGACGTTGAAGGCTTGCGAAACGTCATAGCGTGGTGGCATGAGAGCGAGTTCAACCGGCTTGTAGGAGAGGGAGCAAGCTGGAAGGAAATAGAAAAGTTCGTAAAGAAAGACGAAAGCTACAAGCGCAAAGTGTCGAAGGACGCTGCTTGGCAGTCTTTCACTGAAGAACTACGCAAGCTGCCGAGCCTTGCTAGGCAGGACATTTCCGATATGCTTGAAGGTGCTTCCAACGGAAGATTCTCGGCTGGTTGGGGACACTCGAAGAACTACTGGACGGAACGCAATTCCGTATACAACACAAAGCACGCGGCTTTGAGCATGGAAGCGTTCGCAGAGTACACCGCAGCTTACATGACGAGCGACGAAAGTCTTGCGACGCTGCAAAAGTACCTTCCAAAATCGACGGCGAAGTACGAGGAACTTGTGGACATTCTTTTGAGAGAGGACATTCCAGATGCTGAATGATGAACTATTGGAAGAGTACGAGCGCAAGTTCGGTGATAGGTTCCCGACTTTTGTGTTCAGGTGCTACGGCGATGAAGAGATTAACCAGATGGTTAACGAATGCATCGAAAGCGGCGAACCGATCAAGCTGGAACCTGACGCGCTCTACTAAGTGACACGCGGCATAAAACACCCCTACCGATTGAGAGGGGTGTTTTTTTATGGCTAGTGTATGTCCGAGCGAAGCGCAGGAGCAGATGGCTGTCGTGGAATATTGCGAAGCGCGTAAGGTTCCCGTGATTCATATACCT